CTTCTCTCATTTCCTGTACAGGGAAAGGGGCTTCCATTATTGCCGCAAATGTTGCAGATGAAACCCCGCTTTCTAGACCGCGGACGAAGACATCACCATAAGAGCTCTCGGTCATTCGACCATAAGCACGCCGCAGGACGTGCTGGAACGCCAAAATTGGGTCCAAGATAACAGTGGTGCAAAAACCTCGTATTTCCAATTTGGGCTGCTGCAATTGTTCTAAAAGATCTGCCAGACCAACCATGTCATCAACGCGCAACACTTTCATGATACCCGACACAGATCTGAAAAGTTCTGGATCTGCTTGGAATACACCAGAGTAATACGCTATAGACTGATTCACAACACGAGATGACTTGATGATAAATTTAAGATGGAAGGCTACAAGATCTTTAAGACTCATTTCTGCAATTTTAAAATTCTCAAGTGTAACTACGGAAAGGAATGACGGTTTCTCATGTGGTAACACTCTCACTATGCCGCTTCTTTCGAACTCTGCCAAATTTGCAAAAACGGTCTCGTATAAGTCAAGGAAAACAAACCTCGCAGCCAATTCAATAACATAGTTAGTGTCAAATTCCAACTTCCTTGCTTCAACTGCCCATAGGGACATCTTTGCGTGAACTTCCGTCTTACTTGCAGTTAAGAAACCTGTGAGGGTGAGTCGATACTTTGTTTGGTAACTGCCACCTGTCACAAGCCTTACTGCTCTCATTTCTGATGTTCTAGGTAAGCAGGCCTTCACTTTGAAAACTCTGGAGAAAAGACAGTAAGATCCCCTCAACATTGCTTCAATTTTTTCACTGGAGTTTAGAGCTTCTTCCATTTGGGGTGATATCAAGGTCTTGCTCGCCATTAGCTTCAGACCAATGGGTTCAATTGGGGATTGGAATAAGTGTTTCCAGTTTTCTGGCTTGTTGAGTTCATCTCGAAAGTTCTTTTTCAACCAGCCAGCTTCCTCTGACCGCTCAAGGAAATCCTTATAGACGCCTTCCCTAGGTGGGATAAAAGCTAAACTCATTTTCTCAGCTGACCCATCCTGACCACCGTACAGGTACTGTGACAAAACTCTAGCCTCATTGCTCCATCTTACATTTCCATTAGGGCCTCCTTTCTCATAAGCCCAGATGGCAAAACTTTCTCCAAGTTGAATTCCAGTAGGTCCGGCAATAATTCTAAAGCCTCCTAAAATGTTGGGATTCCGATCGTAGAGAGATGAAAAATTGGACCAGTTAGTAACTGTTCCAGCTCCTAGCATCTCATAGGACCATAAGGACTGTACGCAAAGCATAATTGTTGCTGACAAGGAGTCTATACCATTAGCACACATATCCATTGCAGCACTATAATCAACTGTCTGAAATTTTCTGATCACATTTTCATTCTTCAAGGATGTTGCTCCATTGATGAACTTGAGCTGGGCTGTAAACATTTTTGAACCACAGAAAAATATGCTTAGGAATTCATAAAGTAGATGTGTCCCAAATCGCGCACTCTTTTCTTTAGAAATTCTAATTGATGCATAACCATAGGCTTTTTCCATTGCTGTGCTGCACATTTTTAGAAACCATGTCATTTTTTGTCTTTGACTCTGAGCTTCTTTGTTGTAGTTGATTAAGGCCCACATTAGTCCGACATCATCTGATGAGCTGCTAAACGAAC